TGTGTCACCGCCGGCATATGCTGCCAATTTTGTCGAATATGCCTGGACGTCCGTTCCAATGGCGAGCCCGAGGGAAGCTCGCGCGTTCGTCGCGTTGGAAATATTGAAAGTCAGTGTGCCGCTTGTCGTGATCGGCCCGCCTGTAAGGGTGAAACCGCTCGCGCTCGATGCACCGTCAACAGATGTGACAGTGCCGGTTCCTGCGCTATCGGGCGCCCACAACGGATTTGCGCCGGCCCCTTGTGTCTTGAGAACATAGCCGGACGTGCTCGGCCCCAATGCCGCCCATACCGACGCCCCGCGATAGATCACCGCGCCTTGCGTTGTCGAAAGAACATTGAGCAGCGCTTGAACGTCTGCCGAAATTGTCGGGTTGCTGAGCAGATGCCCGTCCGGTGTGATATTAATTCCTGTGCCGGCCTGCAATTCGGCATTTTCCAGTGCTGCGATCCGCGCCTTGTCCGTGTCGGCATTGACGAACGAAACCTGCCACAGCCGAATGAAGTAATTATTCGGCGTGCCATTGGGATTGACAATAGGAGTGCGCCAATCGAGCGGCCCGATGCGCAGCGGAGTTTCAGCCATTAGCTATCTCCGCCCTGGTCATCCTTCGACATATCAATCGTGGCTCCGTCAATGCGGATCATGGCGCCGTTGTCCTCAAATTCGAACAACCGACCAGGCGCCCGCATGACGCCGAGAGAGCGCCAATAAAGGTCTTGGTTGTAATTCGCCGGCTCGACTGTGATCGTGCCTCGATCCTGCCAAGTCTTGCCCTGATCATCGCTGGTGCGCAATGTCACCGCTGCAAAAGGCACAGTCGGCTGGCCGTTAGAAATCGTGAGCCAAATTCCGTTGGTCCGCGAGCGATGGCGACCACGGAAAGGAACGCCGCCCCGCACGGCACGGACGAAATAATCCCCGGTCGTCGCATCCTCGGCAACCGATTCATCATATCCAAGCGCAGGATCTAGTGACCACAAAATGCCGCGTTCGATATCGCCTGCAATCACGTTGGACGCTGCGCCAGCATTGAGATTATCCCGACCGATGCCGATCCAATTCATACCGAGCGTCGCGCGCCAATAATTGACGCTCGCACCGTCCCACTCCGACCATTGACCAGTTGTGGCATCATAAATCAGTGTGCCTTCTTCGCCGAGGCGCAGCACGTAAAAATCGTGACCGTCCTGCGAAAATCCCCACGAACGAATGAGAGGATTTCCAACCGGAGGATCAGGGGCAGGCCACGGGGGGAAGGGCGGATCGAATGGGCAGCCGTCGAAGCCCGGCGCGGGGGCTCCCGCCGTCCAAAGCGTCGCGACGCCGCCGTTCATGATCAGCACAAGAAAGGTGCCGTCCGTGTCCTGCAAAATCGTGACCGAATTTCCCGGCGTATAGTCGAGGCACCAATCCTCTTCACCGCCGATCAGATTGATCTTCTGGTAAGTCACCCATTCGCGGTTCACGATAATATATTGGTTATTTCCTTGAGCGTCGACATAGCTGCTAAGCCAGCCGTCACGAAGCGCGGTGCCTCCGATGGATTTATGATCCGTATCGACCAAAATATCCGGCAGATAATGAGTATAAATCGGTGTGCCAATGACGCCGAGCGAAGCATACATGGGCACATTCGAATTGTAATTCGTGAGCACATGCTGAAAATTTCCGCCACCGTCTTGCAGGCTGCTCATGGCCCATGTGTTCGAAAAAACTCCGGGCTCATAAACAATGCCCTCGAAAAGATATTGCCCATATCCTGCAACAATCGGCGTCGGATACATGATATATTGATTGAGCTTCAAAACGCCCGCGTCGTCGGTCGTTTCCAGTCCGAAAATATTTCCATTGATTCCAAGCGGATCGGAATTGAGTGTAATTCCATAGATCGACATGACGCCGAATCGTCCGATTTCGGACAACGGAGATTCCGCCGTGCGGTAAATCGTGACCGACGAAAGCTGCGCGCGAGTGAAACCCCAATCAACGTCGATATCTTCCCAGGCAGGAACGAATGTGTATTCTCCGCCATCGAACGAAATCATCGCCGAAGTCTTGGTTGCCTTATATGCCCAAACGCCGAGCGGTGCAGTATCCGCCGCATTCTGAAAAGGTCCGCCCCACGCAAAGAGAGCCTGCCCAACTCCGGAACGACCAACCCATCCCTGTTGAAGCTGGAACGCATCATTTCCGACCAAATTCCCCGGCTGATAATTCAAGCGTCCCCAACCGAATTTCGAAAATCCGATAATGCTCAATCCATTCGGCGGAGGTGCCATGCCAAAGCCGAAAGCCTGCTGTCCCATGCCACCACGAAAACCGCCATTAGTCGGATGTCCGCTGTAATAGCACCCGTCCGTGATCGTGTTGACAGGGATCGGCCCTTCACCAAGCGTCACCTTGCGCAAGACAAGATTGATTTCCGGCGTATCCGGGTCAATGACAGCGGTGCGTGTCGGATAAACCATGGCTAGCTCTGCGTCTGGATTTGCATGGCTTTGCGGATACGCTCTTCAATGCCCGGCGTCGAGATGCGATTGAGCCCACCGTTCAAGTTGAAAACGGCGCCGTCGCTGTCGACAATGAAGAGATTTTCCTTCACCTGCACATCGGTTCCCTGCCACGAGCCACGGTCGAAAAGCTGGCCCTGCACGCGCGAGAAAGGCACGTTGTCAACGCCTGTGCCGCCGTTGGGGTACCACACCTCCGTTGTCGCCTGCCCGAGCAGCCAGAATTGATCCCCGACGACGCGCACACCGTAGAGCGGATCGGGCGAGCGCTCGGCCGTCGCGAAGTTGAGCGGGCGCACAATCGTCTCGCCAGGCTCGATCCAATACCAGCGGCCGTTGTAGCCTTGCCCCTGGCTCACGACCACGATCACGAAGCCGGCGATAAAACCGACGCTGATCGCGCCGAGATCGTCGGGCATCACAACCTGCGTGAAGCTCGGATCGCCGCCGCCGGTCAAGGTCGCATCGCCCCATGCAATGTTGACGCCCACGGCAACGCTCGTCGTGAGCGCATTGCCTCCGGCGCCGGCATCTCGGGCTCGAACGATCAATTCCGTCGCCGTATAGCCCTGATAGGTCGCGTCGGGGTTAGTGGTGAGATCGGTCGAATAAGTTGTGCCAGGGACACCCTCGGCCACGAGCGCGAGCGCCATATTCAACAGGCTCTCAGCCACGTTGCCGAGCGCGACAAGCCACGGATTGGCCATCGAACCATCGGGCGTCCCCGTGTCGACACTGCCGCTGGTCCACTCGTAGAAGACGCCGGCAATCTCAATCGTGTCGCCCGTCGAGATCGCACCCGTCGCGGTCAACGTCCCAAAGGCGTAGCTGTCTTCCACGTAGAGCCAGAGCGCGAGGCCGTCCGCGAGAAACAGATATTCCGGCGTCGCGCCGATACGGCCGGTCGCCGCCATGGACACCGTGGCTTCTTCGGTCGTGCCGTTGATCCCGCTGCCGGCGAGCGTCGTCGAATTGTCCGTGTCGACACGATACAAATCACTCGCCGACACGGAAAAAAGCGCGTCTTCGAAGGATCCGGGACAGCTATAGACGCCACGGATCGGCCCGTCGCCGATCTCCTGCCATTTGACAAGGCCGGGGCGCCCGAGCAGAGCGACTTGCTCAATCTGGTTGGTCGGATTTTTCTCGAAATAGCGGTTGCGCAAAAGAATTTGCGGCTCTTCCGCAACGTCACGCTTCCAAGACGAATATCCGAGCGGGAGCGTGGTCATTAGACACCGCTCCTAAAATTGGTCCCCCAACCCCAATAGTTGTTATAGTTTTGCATCGCCGGCACGGCGTTCTGCCCGCCGTAGGACATGATGCCGGGCTGATAATAGCGCTGCATGATCTTCTTCTCGCACAGGTTGAACGCCTGGATCGTCTGCGGCTGCGGGTCAAGCTGATCGAGCGCGCACAGGCGAATAGCCGTGCCGCACACGAAAAAATCGTCAAATTCAAAAGGCAGCGGAAGATCGTCCCCCAAGACAAGATCAATTCCGATATACACCCAATTGGCAATATCGGCGCGATAAAGCCATTCGCGCACGCCGCTGCCCGGCTCGAAACGGTATGATGTGGATCCTTCGATGTAACGGCCGTTTCCTTCGATGATCAAGGCTTCGGTCATTCCGATATCGACAATCGCCATGCGCGCGCCGTCATAAGGGAATTGCGGAAAATAGGCCGTCTGTGCCGGGCTCGCGCCGCCGGTCAAGGTCGCACCGGAAAGCGTCGTATTCACGGCATCTGTCGCGAGAATAATATCGTTGCCTTCGACGCCTGACACTTGCGCGGTCAAAGTCACAACGCCGGCTGCATTTTCTGCGAAAACATATCCCGAATAGCTAGAAACTGCCGCCACGAGATTGTCGCCGGTTTCGTTGGCGTCGGCACCAATCATCACCTCGAACGGGTTCACAGCCGCAGCAACGAAGGTGTAAACGTCCCCGTCGCCAATCGTGAGCGTCTGCGTGGCGACAGGCAGCCCCGTGAAGGTCACTGTGCCGGTCGCGGACGAATAGGACTGCTGATCGACCTTGCAGAGAATTCGGGTGTTGATCGGCGGATAGTGCTGGCGATGATTGGTTGCGCCGCCACCCGGCCCGCTCGTGTCGTCGCCTTCGTCCCACCCGTTGCCGGGCTGGTTGAAGCCGGAAAGGTTCTGCGGGAAAAACTGGTTGATGTTGTTCGCGTCGTGGGGCGCGGTGCGGGTCTTATTCGGCAACTGCCAGTCGTGGATCACCTCACCGAGAGCCGTCGCCCGAATACCCTTCCACAGAGCATTCAGGCGATAAAGGCCCTCGGCCAATTCTTCATCGTTCGGCGACCCTGAGCCAATCGGGCGGATAGACCCTTCCCGATATGCTCGCTCGATAGCAGTTGTGACCAGCACCGCGCATATTCCCCTCTTACGACGCCGCAGCCTTGATCACGACGAAATTGAAGACCGGCGCGTCCGTGGTCGTGCCGCCGGTCGTCTGGAACGTGATCACGAAAGAGCCGGCAGCGGTCGCCGTGACGAACGCTCGATAAAGGTTCGTGTCCGCCGATTTGACGCTCACCAGGACAACATCGGTCGCCGCCACCTTGGAATTAGTGACGGTGAAGGATGCGGCGGTCGCCGACCCTGCGGCCGAAAACAACGTGATCGCGCCCGCGAAGGAGTTGATTTCGACGCCGGTTGTCCGACTGGTGCCCTGGGTGACTGCGGCGCCATCGGAATAGCCGAGGCCATCGGTGTTGAAGGCGTCGTTCACTGCGACGCTGCTCTGCGTGCCGACACCGTTCGCGTCCTGCACATCGGTCAGAAAATAAGTCGTCATTTCTTCTTTCCTTTCTTGAGGACGGCATTCGCCTTGGCGTCGATTTTAGTCTTGGCAGACGGCGAAAGTTTTCCTGTCTTGACCATCTGTGAAGCGCGAGCCTTGGCGTTCGCTGCACGGCTTCGATCATTCACGGGATAAGAACGTCCCGGTCCCGCGAAATCCTTGGCCGGAAGGGCCTTGCGCGCCTTAGAGGTCAAGCGGCTCATTGATTGTTTCCTTCGGCTTGCGACCCGAAGGTTTCTCGGTTCCGAGGCCCTTCTTCACAAAGCTCTCCGGCGACTCCCGAAGCCATCCGGCCGGCACATCTTCGGCCCGGTCGAAGGCGCGATAGTCCTTGCCATCAGGACTAAGGCGGTAGCCGGGGAAAAGGTCAAGTCGCTTCTTGGTCATGCTCGTGCTCCCGTTAAACTGCCAAGGTTCCGGCTGCCCCTCCCGAGAGCACCACGGCGCCTGCATCGCCGCCATTATTCCCGCCGTTCACGAGAAAAGGCAACTTGACGAATTGGCCGGCCGTGACCGGCAGATTGGTGATGATCGCATTTCCGTTTGCATCGGTCGCGTTGAGCGTGCCGGAAACAGTGCAGAGGAAGCCGCCGATAGACTGCGTGCTCTGTGGGATATTGAACGTGCCGTTCACCCCAATAACATGCGGGCGGTAACGCTCCTGGACGTCCATCTCGGCTTCCTTTCACATAAAATTCGGGCGGAAGCCTGCGGGAGCGAACCCCCGCCCGAACCGAGCAGCGCGCCGCTCTATCAGGAGCCGTTGATACGGCACGCGCGGTCGCGGCCGTTCGCACGGACATTCGCAGTGAGCGCCACGTCGAAGCGGATTTCATGCTCGCCAGTGTCGAACACGGAATTGCGCCACATGCGGACACTGAGCGGCACCTTGGTAAGCTGCTTGCGCGTGCCGATACCGGTCACAGGCAGAATGAGATCCTGCGTGTTCACGATAATGGCCTGCTTCTGCATGATCAGGCGCGGCTTGTAGGCCGTGCTCGCCGTGCCGACGAAGGTCACGACCGCCGTATCGACCGGCGCCGAAGACACGGTGGCATTGGCGGTGTTGACGTCCACGTCGC